GTACTATCAGCAGCAGGATTTAAATCTTTAGCAGTAGAAGTTGCAGCAACTAGGTTACCTGTAACATCTCCTGTGAGTGATGCTGTAATTACATTAGCAGCAAAGTTACCTGAACCGTCACGTAGGACAAGGTTGTTTGATGCGTTAGTGGACGCTGAAGCGACGTTAATCGTTGTATCACCTGATACACCATCTGCATTAGTTAACGTGATTCCAGACGATGCTGTGACCTGTAGAGTACGTTGAGAATATGTACCATTTCCTGTCCTTACAACATAACCAGTACCAGACTGTGCAGCAAGTGCAGATATATCTGTATCATTAAATGTTGTTGTTAGTGTAACAGCAGCAGAACCATCAATGGATACATTACCATCAACTACACCATCAAGTGTTAATACTCTAGCAGTCTTCCAAGCATCAGCAGAAGTTGCGTTACCTAAGAATCCAGCACCAGCACCAGCAGCACTAGCAGCAGTAATTTGATTAGCAGCAAAGTCTCCAGAAGCATCACGATTAACAACTGTAGATGCTGTATTAGCACTTGCAGTTGTCATATTATCCAAACGGTCAACGTTTAGATTATTAACTTTAGTTGTAGATGTAACAACGAATGGAGCAGTACCATCAGCAAGTTGAGAAGTTATCTGTCCATCAACTGTTAGAGTACCGTCAATATTTACGTTGTTATCTACATCAAGAGCAGTACCACCACCAGTAAGATTTAAAGAACCAGCTCTAAGAGCACCATCTGTACCAGCGTGTACTTCAGAATTATTTGTTGCATCTGTTAAGAAAGCAAATTGGTTTGATGAGTTATCAAATCCAAAGAAACCAATCTTAGCGGAACTATCATAATAGCGGAACTCAACACCACGGTCTTTAGCATCATCACTTGAAGGTGCAGTGTCTCCACCAAGAGTTATGATAGGATCATCTAGAGTTGTTACTGTAGAATTGACAGTAGTGGTTGTACCATTAACAATTAAGTTACCACCAACAGTAAGGTCATTATGTAATGTTGCATCACCAGTAGAATTGGTTATCTTAAATGCATTTCTTCCATTACCTGAATCGTAAACTGTAAAGTCTCCACCAATCCAAGTCTTCTTCTGAACAGTTAAACCACCTTGAGATTTAAGAGCAACACTTGTAGCACTTAATGAAGATGCATCTTGAGTACTACTAATATTTGTTATATCAGCAACATCAAGTTCACCATTAAAATCGGCATTCTGAGTTACTATAAGATCTGCATAACATCTTACATCACCACCAAAAGCAGTTTGCTTAGTAACACCAAGACCACCATCAAGTCTTACAGCACCATCCATGCTGAAGGAACCTGATATGTCTTGTTGTGTAGTGTTATCAAAGTTTGCTACTGAAGAGCATTGGAACCCAGTAACAATATCAATTCCTTGATAGAAATGTGCATATCCATTACATGACAAACTCTTATCATTACAGTTAACATGTAATGCATAGTTTCCGTCAGTAGCATTAACCTGGAACATATCATTGGTTACTGTTCCATCAACAGTTAACCTACCTTTAAACACGTTGACAGAAGGAGAACCAGCTCCAACACCAGTAACTAATGAAGTCTTAATAAAGGTCTCACCAGTTTGTGTGTCAACAGTAAATCTATCTTCTGTACCAGCAGCATTTTGAATTTTGAAATCTTTATTATCTGCCTTGATGGTAACATCATCATTTAATGTAGTAGCACCATCAACATTAAGTGTACTATCAAAATCAACAGCACCCTTATTGTTTAAGTCTCCTTCATTTACTGCATTACCAGTAGCAGAAGCAATAGTAAACTTATCAGTTGTACCAGAACGAACTGCAAAGTTACCATCTACATCTACAGTTCCATTAAATTCTGAGTTATCACCAACTGTTAGAGTTCCTACAATATCAGTATTACCTGTAGCACCTAGAACACTAAATTTAACTGTGTCTCCAGATGCTTTTTTACCAACAAATAATCCCTCTCCAGAACCTGTACCACCAACGTGTAGTGTTGTATTAACACCAGCACCACCAAAGACTCTTAAGTTAGAAGTGTTATGGTTTGAATAACTTGGTGTGTATGCAGCAACAGAACCAGCACGTAGTTTATATCGGACAGATAGGTAGTTCCTTAAACCGTAGTTCTCAGTTGCGTCTTCTTGTTGGTTAAAGTCACCGTTCAGATAGATGTCACCGTTAAACAATACATCCTTATCAAAGTAACCACCACCATCTACTCTTAATGCACCATAATCACTATTCTGAATTGAGTGAGGAGCACCAGATAGAATATCTGGATTGTCTGTAGACTCAAA